ATATCTGGTGGTGGCACATCTTTTCCTGCACTACATAAAAGAGTAGATGCTATGAAAGGCAGGCTAGTTATTTTCAGCACAGTATTCCCAGGCACAAAAATTCAGCATCCATTAGCATTACATGGTGGAGAGCCTGTAGGCATGGGAGAGAAGTGGGCGGCTAATGTGTGGTACCGAGATACAACTTATCCAAAACCAGCAGAAAAATCTGAGGCAGAGGAAGAAACTGTATAAATAGTAACGGGTACGCCGTAAGGGTATCCGAATTTTAACTTGCTTAATTTAAGGAGAAAAATATGGTAGCAGAATATAAATTCAACACATCACACGTGGACGAGATTTTTAATAGAATTAGTCCATTTACAATAGGCTTCGATGGGGTATTAGAAAACCTGAAGAACGTTTCAGAGATTGCTAATAACTATCCTCCCTATAACATTATTAACCACCCAGAAGAAGACAAGTTCTCAATTGAAATCGCAGCAGCCGGTTTCCGTAAAGAAGAATTTAATGTCAATCTTGTTCCTAAAGGTAACAAACTAGTTATCCAAGGTATTCAGGACAGAGGTCCTGATGAGAAAGAATACTTTCACAAGGGCATTGGTGCGAGAAACTTTACAAGAACTTTTGCCTTGGCAGAAGAAGTTAAGGTAGTAGGTGGCGAGTTTACTAATGGTATGCTGGTGATTGAACTAAAAAGAGTTATTCCTGATGAGAAAAAACCTCAGGAAATTAAAATTAAATAACTCGTAACAAAACGGTTGAGGGGGGTCTCCCCCCTCAGCCACTAATTATATTATTAAGGAATAAATTATGTCTAATATACAAATCATTAAGCTAAGTTCAGGCGAAGATGTTATTAGTGATGTCAGTGAAGTTGAATACAATGGCAGTAAGCTAATTACAATGAACAAACCGGCTCTCATTATGATGATGCCAAAAGAAAATAACCCTGACGAATTTGGTATTGGATTAGCTCCTTACGCACCCTTCGCTAAAGACAAGCAGGTTCCCGTGATGCCTTCTCATATTGTCTCAGTATATGATCCTGAAGACGAGCTCGAGGCTGAATATCGAAGAATTCACAATATGCCTAAACACGCAGGCATCATTACTAAAGAACAAAAAATACTCAAGGGGTAGTCATGTACGAATATAAATGTGACATCCGAAGAGTAGTAGATGGAGACACCGTAGATGTGGATATCGACTTGGGATTCGGTGTATGGATCCGTAATGAAAGGGTTAGGCTATACGGCGTCGACACCCCGGAAAGTAGAACCCGTGATCTCGATGAAAAAAAGTACGGAATATTGGCAAAGGAGTATGTCAAGGCGGCACTGTCCAATGGGGCTATCCTACGAACTCATAAAGACAAGTCAGGGAAATTTGGTAGAGTTCTCGGGGACTTCATCATATATGATAGGGTTGAAGATAGACAAAACAGTCTAAACACTATGCTTGTTAGAGATCATCATGCCGTTGAATACACAGGGCAATCTAAAGAACTAATTGCCGAAAAACATATAGCCAATAGAGCTCTTGTTAAGGAGTTTTTGGCAAAATAGTTCTTGACTTTTCCATAGTCTTATAATATAATATGTTTAACTTGAATGGGAGTCTCTATGAACTTTTACACTTATGCCAAGCATTACGGCAACAAAATCCTTGTCCGAGGTGTTAAAAATGGACAACGCTTTACAGCAAGGCACGACTTTAAGCCTACGATGTTTGTCAAGTCTGACAAGCCTAGTGAATATAAAAGTATGTTTGGAGAAGCAGTTTCTCCTATTAAGTTCGAGACAAATAAGGAAGCAACAGAGTTTGTTAATCGCTACAAAGACGTAGCAAACTTTCCTATCTTCGGACAAGATCAGTGGGGTTATCAATACCTCACAGAAAAATATCCCGGCACAGTAGAATGGGATTCAGAAAATGTTGAAATATATTCTATAGATATTGAGACAACTTCTGAGAATGGGTTTCCAGATGTAAACAATCCTATTGAACGTGTCCTTCTAATCACCTTACAAAATTCTAGAACAAAAGCAATAACAACATTTGGCACAGGTTCCTATACTCCTACAGAGCATACAGAACATCTAAACGTTGATTACGTGAACTGTTCTGATGAACGCGCCTTACTTAACAACTTCTTAAATTGGTGGCAAGTTAATTGCCCTGATGTAATTACAGGTTGGAATAGTGAGATGTTCGATATTCCTTATCTTGTTGCTAGGGTTGAACGTACACTAGGCGACGAACAGAAGAAAGCATTTAGTCCCTTTCAGTTAGTTGCTAAGAAAACTATTAATTCCTTTGGACGTGAGATTCCTAAATATGATATTACAGGCCTGGCTCAATTAGACTACTTAGACTTGTACAGGAAGTTCACTTACATTACTAGGGAATCCTACAAACTAGACTTCATTGCACAAACAGAACTAGGTCATAAGAAACTAGAAAATCCACACGATACATTCCAACAGTTCTATGAGAATGACTGGAACTTATTTGTTGAATATAATATTATTGATACTGTTCTTGTAGACGAATTAGAAAACAAGATGAAGTTGATTGAACTTTGTATGACAATGGCATACGATGCCAAGTGTAATTACCAAGACGTATTCTCTCCTGTAAAATTGTGGGACTGTTTGTTGTATAATCACCTACACGATCAGAATGTTATAATTAATTCTCGAGGCAAACGTCCAGCAAGGAACATTGCTGGTGCTTATGTACAAGAGCCTGTTCCTGGTTCTTATGAATGGGTTGCCTCTTTTGATGCGACGTCACTGTACCCTTCGATTATTATGCAGTACAATATGTCTCCTGAGACAATCGTAGATGGTTATACATTTGACGTACAGGTTAAGGACTTGTTAACTAAAGGATATGACTTAGACAAACTCAAAGATAAAAACTACGCAATGGCTTCTAATGGGTATTGTTTTACCCGAGATAAAAAAGGATACTTTCCTGAGATTGTACAGAAGTTTTTTGATGATAGGCAAAAGTATAAAAAACTTATGCTTCAGGCAAAACAGAAGTATCAAGACACAGGTGCAGATGTTTACAAAGCAGAGATTGCTAAATACAATAATTTTCAGATGGCTAGAAAGATTCAGTTAAACAGTCTTTATGGTGCCATGGCTAACGAATACTTTAGATACTATGATGATAGGATTGCAGAAGGTATTACATTATCCGGACAATACATTATTCAGGATACTGCTAAGGCACTAGACGTGTTCTTGAACAAGGTGTGTGGTACTAATGGCGAAGTGACCTACAGTTTTTATTCTGATACAGACTCCTGTTACATTACTCTAAACAAATTGGTTGAGATGTACTATGCAGATAAGCCTAAAGATAAAATTGTAGACATTCTAGATAAAGTTGGTACAGATCAGATTGAACCTTGTATCGCTAGGGCAATGGATAAACTTGCTAAGTATACAAATGCCTTCGAACAAAAGATATTCTTTAAACGTGAGGCAATTGCAGACAAGTGTGTTTGGATTGCGAAGAAGAGATACGCTATGAATGTTTACGACAACGAGGGTGTTAGGTATGACCCACCCGACTTGAAGGTTATGGGACTTGAGATTGTTCGCTCATCTACTCCTGCTCCTGTTCGAGATAGTTTGAAAGAGGCAGTTAGGTTGTGCTTGAACTCAGACGAAAAGACAGTACAGAGTTTTATTGAGAACGCTAAGAAACATTTTAATACTTTAACTCCCGAGGAGATAGCATTTCCACGTGGGTGTAACAACTTAGCAAAGTATCGTAGCGTATCTGATATTTATTCTAAGGGCACACCGATGCACGTTCGAGGTGCTCTACTATATAATTATCATCTTGCTCAGAAAAATGTAACTTCTAAATATGAGGAGATACAAGAAGGGGACAAGATTAAATTTTTATATCTAAAGGAACCGAATACCATTAGAGAAAACACTATAGCATTTGTAACAAAATTGCCTCCAGAGTTTGACGTTCACAAGTATGTTGATTATGACTTGATGTTCTCCAAAGCATTCCTAGAGCCAATGGACACAATTGTAAAGTCATTGGGCTGGAACACAGAAGAACAAGCATCATTAGAGGATTTATTCGCATGAGATTTTTAATTGTAGGTTATGGTTTTGTAGGAAAGGCAACAGAGTACTTGCTACAAAGGGTTGTAGATAAAGAAAATATTTTCATTCAAGATCCTGCCTTAGGTATGCTATGTGAGGAAACGGATTTTGATTATACTTTCCTTTGTGTACCTACACCAAATAAAGGCAGAGAATTAGACATTTCACTATTACAACAGGTGTTCAATGAATATAAAGAAAAGAACACAGGTGATATTATCATTCGCTCTACTATAGGACCCGATCAAGTTGATTTGTTTGAAGGTGCAATCATCATGCCAGAGTTTCTACGTGAACGATCCTGGAAAGAAGATGTAGATAGCACCACATTGCCCTTTATTATTGGTTGTGTTGGTGGTTCATATAATGTGAACAAAATGTACGAGTTTGTTTCAATGTTTGACTTGCTGAAAATTGTAACAATGTTGACACCGAAGGAGGCTAGCTTTTTTAAGTTAGCAAGAAACTCGGCACTAGCAATGAGGGTAGCACTTGCGAATGAATACAAAGAAATGTGTGATCGCATGGAAATTGACTACAAAGAAATAGAAAAACTATTACAACTTGATCCTTGGACGGGTGGTACTCATTGGCAGGCACCTGGTCCTGATGGAATGCCTGGTTTTGGGGGAACTTGTTTCCCTAAGGACTTGACACACATGGCAAGTATGTGTTACAATACATATAATATATTAGAAACTGCACTTGAACAAAACACTATTAGGAGGTGTAATTATGAGCTTACTAGACAAGCTACAAAAAAACTCGACGATTAAGGAAACGTCGCAGTTAACAAACTCTAAATTCTTTGGCAAAAAGGATTTAATTCAGACTTCGGTGCCTGCGTTAAACGTGGCACTAAGCGGTAGGTTAGACGGTGGATTAACTCCCGGACTAACAGTATTCGCAGGCCCTAGTAAACACTTTAAAACAGCGTTTGCTATGTTGTTGGCTAAGTCCTATCTAAACAAATATGATGATGGCGTTATTCTTTTTTACGATTCAGAATTTGGTGCACCTCAGGCATACTTTGAAACATTTGGTATTGATACAGACAGAGTAGTTCATACTCCTATTACTGATGTTGAACAATTGAAGCATGACTTTATGCAACAGTTGAATGGTATTGAACGTGGCGATCATGTTATGATTATTGTAGATTCCATTGGTAACTTAGCGTCAAAGAAAGAAGTAGATGACGCACTAGATGGAAAGAGTGTAGCTGATATGACAAGGGCAAAACAAATGAAGTCCTTGTTCCGTATGGTTACTCCTCACTTTACAATTAAAGATATTCCAGCAGTAGTTATTAACCACACTTATAAAGAGATTGGTTTGTTCCCTAAAGACATCGTATCAGGTGGAACAGGTGTGTATTACTCCGCAGACAATATCTTTATCATTGGCAGACGTCAGCAGAAAACAGGATCAGATGTATCAGGTTATGACTTTGTAATTAATGTCGAGAAGTCTAGGTTTGTTAGAGAGAAGTCTAAGATCCCTGTTGAAGTATCCTTTGAAGGTGGTATTAGCAAGTGGTCAGGCCTAATTGACATGGCAATAGAATCAGGACACGTTATCAAGCCTAGCAACGGCTGGTATCAGAAAGTGGATATGACTACAGGTGAAGTTATCGAAGGCAAATATAGATCTAAAGATACTTACACTAAAGAGTTCTGGTTGCCAGTATTATCAGATCCTACTTTTATTAAGTGGATTGAAAACAGGTATATTATTTCAAGCGAAGCAGGTATAATGCAAGATGAAATTTCTGCAGAAGATATTCAACAAGTCTACGAAGAAGTCTAAAGGCACCTGCGATCGCTGTTCAGTTCCTATTTGGGAAGGAGATCGAGCATTATGCTTTCACACAGACGTCGAAGAGTTATATCTTTGTGAAGTTTGTGTGGAAGTAGTTCGTGAAGAATTTATAGCAGAAGACGTTCGTTAAGGATATTATATTAATTGAAGTATAAAAAGACCTATATTGAAATGTACCCAGTGTTGCATTGCAACCTGAAGTGTCTAAATTGTTCTATGGCAAGTCCATATCTAAAACCAGAGTTTGAATCTTTAGAGCAATTTAAAAAGGATTGCGATGCTCTAAATAAGTATTATGAAATAGACGTAGCCAGGTTCACAGGTGGCGAGTGTACACTACACCCAGAGATTGTCGAGTTTTTAAAATACCCTAAAGAGATTGGCCTGGCTAAAATGAACTGTATCATTACTAATGGTATAAACCTTTTGTCTCAGCCTGAAGAATTTTGGAAAAATTTAGATTCAATTAATCTCAGCATATACCGAGATACAAATATAAACTATGATAAAATAATTAAAAAGATTGAAGGGTATCAAAAAATATATCCTAAACTACAGCTTAGAGTTTTAACAGACATGGAAGTTGTTAAAACCCTAATAGGATACCAAAGAGATATTGTAGCAAAGGGTTCTGAGGTTAACATTGTAAATGGGCATTTCAAAGTGATGCACCATAAAGACACATTAAATACAGAAGAGGAAGCCTTAGACATTTGGAAAAAATGTTGGTTGAAGGATAGCGCAATTGCAATATACGGCGGACACTTTTACAGATGTCCAATGACTTATGTTAAGGCAAAGTTATATGAACAAAGCGGAATAGAACCTCCTTTTGATTTTAGCAAAGATGCAATTCCACTTCACCAAGAAAACACAGGTGAATTGATTAAAAATATGATGGAGTCGGAAACAAATATCCAAGCATGCCGAGTCTGCTTAGGATTTAATACAGGAGTTGATGTTCCTCACCGTCAGATGAGACCCAACGAAATAAAAATTAAGGAGATTATATATGATCACGGGTAAAAAGATAGCAGTCATTGGACATACACAAGGACTTGGTAAACTTGTATTTGAAAACTTACAGGAGTTAGGTAACGATGTTATTGGATTCTCTAAAAGTCTAGGATACGATATTTCAAATGCAGAAGACAGGCAGTCTATTGTAGAAAAGTCTAAAGATTGTGATGTTATAATTAACAACGCTTATAACTTTTCGGCATGGGACGATGCCCAGATGCATATGTTAATGGACTTGTATGGCAACCATTATTCAGACTGGCATACTCTTAAGATGTGGCCTACAGGTAATGACAGGGTAATGTTAATTAACATAGGTGGAACAATCGATCAATATTCTGACGAGTTGTTGGCAACTAAAAATATATTCTTAGACGACGATGAAAGAGAATACCGAAGAACTAAAGGCAACGTTAACAATTTTTGCCTAGATAAACAAATATGCAATATTAAGTTTGGTCCTATTAAAGCCGGTAGAACACTTAACCAAACAGGACTAAAAGATGTTGCATTTGATCCTGAAGTAATATATAATGCTATTTTATTCACAATGGATAACTACTTTAACCGAGACGGTTTATTTGTTTACAACTTGGAACTTAGCTGATGGAAAATAGAGTCGAAAGAATTATACTTACAAAATTATTTTATGATGAGGAATATCTTAGGAAAGTTATTCCTTTTTTGAAAAGTGAATATTTCAACGACTCTGCAGAACGTACAATCTATCTTAAAATTTGGGAGTATGCTGAGAAGTATAATGCTTGCCCTAGTAAAGAGGCAATCGTTATTGCCTGTCAAGATGATAGACGTGTGTCTGAGATTGAGGACAAAGAGATAAATGAGTTCCTCAACAATGTAGAGGATAAAGAACTAGATACTAAATGGTTGGTTGAAGAAACAGAAAAATTCTGTAAGGACAAGGCACTCTACAATGCTATTATGGATTCGATTCAGATTATTGATGGTAAGAATCAGCAGTACAGTACAGATGCATTACCTAGTATATTGTCAGACGCTCTTGCAGTTGGGTTCGACAATAACGTAGGACACGATTATATTGAGAACGCAGATCAGCGTTTTGAATTTTATCACAGACTAGAAGAGAAGATGCCCTTTGACTTGGATATGTTTAACAAGATTACTGAAGGCGGACTAGCAAATAAAACATTGAACATAGCACTTGCAGGTACAGGTGTAGGTAAGTCTTTGTTTATGTGTCATATGGCAGCAGGCGCTATTAGCACAGGCAAAAATGTTTTGTACATTACACTTGAAATGTCCGAGGAAAGAATTGCAGAACGTATTGATGCGAACTTAATGAACATTCCTATTCAGGATTTGAAGGATATGCCTAAGAGTATGTTCGACGATAGGATTTCTAAAATTAATAAAAAGATTAATGGTAAGTTAATTGTTAAAGAATATCCTACAGCATCAGCACACGCCGGACATTTTAAAGCATTGTTGAATGAACTTAGACTCAAGCGTAACTTTGCTCCTGACATTATCTTTATTGACTATCTAAACATTTGTGGTAGTTCTCGATTCCGTCCTGGCAATGCCGCGAACAGCTATACAATTATTAAGAGTATTGCAGAAGAGCTACGTGGCTTGGCAGTAGAGTTTGATATTCCTATTATGTCAGCGACACAGACAACTCGAGGTGGTTATGGAAACAGTGACGTTGAATTGACGGATACCTCAGAATCATTTGGTTTGCCTGCTACAGCAGACTTGATGTTTGCTCTTATAAGTACAGAAGAGATAGAACAGTTAGGACAATTGATGGTTAAACAGTTGAAGAATCGTTATGCTGATCCTACTAAGAACAAAAGATTTATGGTTGGTGTAGATAGAGCGAGAATGAAATTGTTTGATTTAGAAAATCCGCAAGCCGACTTACAAGACTCGGGTGCTGAACAGACTCCACAGTATGGTGCCTCAAATAAATTTAAGGGTGGATATGATGATATTAAGTTTTAACGATTTAGACTTTGTTGTACACGCAGACGAATTCTCACAAAATCACGCACGGTTCTTAGAACAAGAAGTTAAATATTCTAGGGAATATTTTTGGTTAGAACGAGATAAAGAAAAACTTCTAAACGATTTGTGGGATAAGGCAGCACATTTTAATTTTAATCGAGACGAGGTTGATTTCAATGGCTTGCACAATCAATTTGCTTTATCAGTAAACACTGCCAAGCATGAAGATAAATTAATTTGGGACGACATCAACAACCTCATTCATCAGATAGAATTATTAGAGACTGGTGCCCCTCCTAGATGGGGATACACCGACGGAGAAAAAACATATAGAATTCCAACCGAAGCATTTCCAAAGTTTACAGTTCAAAGAAAGTTAGGAACACTATATCTTGCCTATGCTCATGTAGGTAAACACTTTGCAGAGATTGTAAATACAAAAGACTGGAATATAAAACCTTCTCAGGTTCAAGCACAAGTATGGGCAAGGGCTACATTCTTTATGCACATGGGAGATCCTATTACAAAAGATATGGAAAATGATTGGCTAAAGAGAGTAGCTCAGCCAGCATGGCATCGAATGGCAGACAAAATGCCTCACCAATTCCACGACCCCAGGTTAGCTATCGGATATATTCCTTTTGCAGACATTGTAGGTGATATAAATAAAGAGGAGTTAATATCACACATTAGCAAGTATGCAAAATAGGAGGCATAATGTCTGAAGAAAATAAAACTGCTTTCCATGAAGCAGATAGCAACGGTGACGGAAGAGTCAGTAAAGCAGAGCATGAAATGTATATGGAGTTTAAACGTAAGCGCCTAGAAGATGAAGATGCGATGCGAGATGCCCAACGTAAAATGGCGTGGTTCGCACTAGGTGGTATGTTGCTTTATCCTTTTGCTGTTGTTCTCGCAGTCCTCATAGGCCTAGACTCAGCAAGTCAAATCTTAGGCGATATGGCAGCTACATATTTTGTAGCAGTCGCAGGTATTGTAGCCGCATTCTTTGGGGCGCAGGCACTAGGAAAGAAGTAATTGGAAAGCATACGATATATCAGAGAGAAGTTCTCGCCTGAGCAATACAAAAGCAATTACCAAACAGAAGTTCCAGTACCTCACGTCTACTTAAACGATTTCCTTCCAGATATGATCGCAAGGAAAATGTTTTCCGAGGCAAGAAACACGCCCGAACATCTGTGGACTACCTTTGATCGCAAGGGAAGTCATATGCAAGAGTGTAATAAGTTAGAACACTTACCTGTTGCAACAGAATTTGTAAACTCTATGCACAGTTCATTAGGTATAGACTGGTTAAATAGAATAACCGGAACTGAAGGATCTATAGGCGATCCGTTTATTGTAGGTGGTGGGTATTCTAAAAGTTGGACCAACGATTCCTTGCAAGTACATTCTGATTTTAACTGGAACGACCAATTCAAATTACACAGAGCTCAGTCATTAATTGTTTACCTCACACCCGATTGGGATCCTGAATGGGGCGGAGCATTAGAGTTCTGGGACAATCAAAAAGAAAATAAAGTAAAAGAATTCCCTTGCCTATTTAATAGCGCAGTAATATGGAATTACAGTAACCGAGGATTCCACGGATATCCAGAGCCACTGAAATGTCCTGCAGGTGTACATAGGACAACATTTAGATTATTCTATTACTATAGTGATGCCGATTATAAACCAGAGGATAGACCTCATAGGAGTTTATATTGGTACGACAAAGAATCTAACGAACCATTCGATATCCCAACAAGGAAATAGGTTATGCCAACAAAGTTTTACCACAGGATTAAAACAGAGGATATCTATCTTTACGGTCCTATTCTACCTTGGAACAAGGCATTAGAAGACGACAACGCTGTTCTATTGTTTGACAGATTAGATCAAGCAATGAGGTCTTATCCTTTCGAAGATCTTTTCAATAATTTGGATGACCCACATCTAATCCATTTAAAAACCAAACCTAATGTAAGACTGTTAATTAATTTCTGCGATGACTATTTTAATCTACTAGTTGTTCGAAACTTTAGACGCAGGATAAAAGAGTGGCAGATACCTGGTAACAAGATAGTATTCGTGGTTAAAGATCAGATGTTCAGAAAGTTCTGTCAAAGAATATTTTCCGATATCCCAGACATTGAATTTGTTCTATATAGTCCTTTGCAGGTTAGATGTAAGAATGTTGATACCTCTGAATTAACAGAACGAACCAAATTCAATATACTTAGCAGAAACTTTAACGAGGACAGGTTCGAGCTATACCTAAAACTCGTAGATAAGAATCTACTCAAACACTTCTCATACTCGTTTCACAATCTAAACCCATATGAAACTGGCTTTGATGGAAATTACTTTAGGTATCCCATTCAAACTCTTCTGGACATGGCTAGGGAAATGGGATATGGCAAGCCTGCTTGTGAGAGTTGGATCACTGGTATCCCCTATGAGATCAACGAGACCAGCCACTTTAAAACAGGCAGACTTAGTAAGTTTGGGCCAATAGTCCCTAGAGCAATTGCCTCAGCAGACTTCCACATTGTCGTAGAGTCACACTACCTACCATACAAGAACTACAATCACGCCCTGCACTTGCACAATGAGGGTAAGCTCAAGGTACACGAGTTCTCACCCTCATTCGCTACGGAGAAGTTCTACAAAGCTATTATGGCAGAGACTCCTCACCTAGTACATACTACCCCAGGGTTTCTAGAAGAGCTAAAATTATGCGGATACGAATCATTCTCACCTTGGATAGACGAAACATATGACACAATATACGACCCCGCAGAGCGATTAAACGCTATCGTGGCTGAAGTAGAGCGTATCTGTGCCCTCCCTGAGAGCTCCTATAACCAGGTTGTCGCAGAGTGTAATGCTATACAGTTACGCAATAAACGTACCCTTATAGCGCAAAATAGAGTGGATTATCAGGCCTATAGGGATAAATATGACGATTGGTTTGTGGACTTTAGTGCTTACTGTAACTCATTCAATGAAGAGGACTATCTCACTGATATGGACCTACATATGAACGGAAATTTCTGGCGAGATGGCGCCAAATCCCCCAATCTAGTCCCGTATAACGTACTCAAACCCGAAGATGTACCCAAAAACTTCTAAAAAAGTGAAAAAAAGTCAAAATAATGCTTGACATTTAGTAAAATACCCTGTATAATACTTGTATAAACTGAAGAAATTGGAGTTTAGAGCATGAAAATCGTCATACAGACACAAACCCGTGAGAACTATGGTGCCCATGATTGGGACGGCAAGGGCGAGTGTCCGCAGTATTGGAAGTTCAAGGGCGGCGATACCTTCATTATGGAAGGCGTGACTGTAGAGCAGTCGGGCTGTAAGGACTTCTGGGCTAAGCTAGAATCACTAATCGAGGTTCGCAACGAATCTTGGGAAGAGATCATCATTCACTCCGATCTCATCGACGATATTGACTTCAAACTCGAGGATCATATCCAAGAGTGGGAGATACCTACCTATATCGAGTACGACACACTGATTAAGAGGTTCCGTGGTACTCGCATCCAAAAGAATGACGAATTCGGTTATATGAGACGAGAGATCGTAGAAAAAACCGAGAGTTTCCTAATGGGCCCTAGCCAGGAGCGAATCGACTATAAGTGTATGTATCTTATGGAAGATGGACATCGCGGATGGAGTCAAGACTTCCTAAGCGACTGGTTCGCTTGTAAAGAAGCGGCAGTCGCCTAAAAAGATTTCACATTTTGGTCAGAAAGTGCTTGACTTTAGAAACAAACGGTAGTATAATAGTTATATTAAATTGAGAAAGAGGATAAATTATGTCAAACCAAACATTTAAATTTGCAGGATACAGCGTAATGTCGAACGGGACTTGTAAGGCTCGGTTCGGTAACGATATGGTATCCCGCATCAAGAAGTTGAAGGATAACTCATCACATTATTTTGTGGAGTTACCGTCAGCCATGACTAAAAAGGAAGCAGCTCAGTATGTACTCCAGAATAGCAATATTCCGGATGCAGAAACAAAAGATGCTCTTTTGAAAGTCGTGTTTAGGAATGTACCTAAAACCCAACGGGTGGTTAATACCGCTCCGAAGGTTGAGGGTGCTGAAAGTGTAACCGTTGTTAAATCAAATATTGGAGAATAATATATTATGACTAAGTCAGTAAACACAACTCAAACTAAGAAAGTTCTTAACTTTCTAACTAGCGGACAATCTCTGTCTGAAGCACAAGCAGTTAAGATGTTTGGCATCAAATCAGTCGGAGCCCGTGTGGCAGAACTTCGTGAAGCAGGTTTCCCTGTATACACGAATGTCACAAAGACAGGTAAAACTGTCTACCGCCTCGGTACCCCAAGCCGAGCAATGATCGCTGCAGCATATACAGCAGCAGGCGCAACAATCTTTAAATAAGACGCGCTTTTCGTTATGTGGTGCCCTGAGCATGGCCCTAAAAAACTGCTCACAGATTTTTATATATAAAGTACCGCCGGTATAGCTCAGCTGGTAGAGCAGGGGTTTTGTAAACCTCAGGTCCCGTGTTCGATTCATGGTGCCGGCACCACTTTAACAGGAAGAGATTATGGAAGACATCTTAAGAAATTATTTTATTGCGGCGAGGGATCGTCATGCCTTGAACGTCCGTGTAATAATGGACAGTAAGACTTCAATCCCAGAACATACTGGCTGGGCAGAAGCAATTGAAGAAGAGCTAGGAAAAGTAGCTCATTACAGGGATCTACTGGAAGCATTAGATACTGTATGAAACTTTTCGTTGGGATATTAACAAACCGAGATGCCGAACGTTTAGAACGTTGCATTGAAAGTTTGGGACCAAAGCAGGAATACTTTGACGCCTTCGTTGTGTGCAATACACTTGATGAAGATTATATCCCAATCGCTAGAGCCGTTGCTGAGAAACATAATGTTGAATTCTTCATTACGTCCAGCAACGGCTTACCTGGCAGAGGTAAGAACTCTGTCATAGATTTATTTGCCATGAGCCCACATACACATCTAGTTCCTATCGACGGAGACGACAATCTCGCTCCTGGTGCTCTCGAACACATTAAGGGTTTACTCGAAGAAAATCCTGAGATAGATGTACTCGGACAAAGGCATAATCCTATGGTATATGACGGGAATGTCAATACTTGGGAAAACATTATTGAGGATGGATTGTTCTTTGAATACGGAGCAATCGAACCTTCCAAAAGAAACATTGTAGCTATGGGTGCGCTTAGAGAAGCCATTAATAGCGTGATACCATTCAATAGATTTTTAATTTTAAGTAAGTTTGCAGCTATGAACTTTTCATATCTAGAGGATATAAAAGCCTGTGATGATATTATAGCTGCCTGCGATTTGTATAACAGTGACGTAAAATACTTTTTGACAGACAAAGTTCTGTACGAATATGAGATGACCCAGGGTACTCTATGGAATTACTTCCAAGATGTTAAGCAGGTCGTCTATACAACAAAATTAATACAAAAAAGAAATATTGGAAAGGTACGCGATGTTCAGATCGTTTGAAAAAATAGATAGTTTAACACCCTACCCCGTTGTTCAAGAATGGTGCAATACGTTTGTTGATACTCCTAATATGTCAACCGACGATTGGCAAAGCAAACCTGAAACATTCTTGTACAAATTATACATTGAAGAACTGTATGACGAGAAAAACCAAGGCCAATACTCTGTCTCCATAGAAGATGGGAAAATAATTAGTGGAGCAGGGTCTTGCCGTTTACATGATAGTGACTATATGATACTCGGACACAGAGGTTACACCTCACCGGGTAAAAGGAATCGAGAGAATTACAAATTTCTACAGCACCAGACTTTGAAAGGCTGGGATCTTTGTCAAAGATATTACCAAGGATATATTCTCTCTTTCAACGAAAATAACTTGACATACGCCGACAAGTATGTTAGACTAAACACCGTCACCAAAGATACTACACAATCTCGTGGCTTGTTTAGGAATAAAGGACGGATAATTATGCCAATGGAAAAGCATCCGGACTTGTTGAAAATAAATTTTACGCCACAGGTTGTTCTCTATGGTGGAGACCATACCGGTGGATTGCGTAAATATTTAGATACCTTAAAAATTGTATAGGAGCAATAGAAATGGCAAACCATGTAGAGACCAACGTCTGGCTAGTACAGGCAAATAAATCAGCAACCAAGATCTTTGAGGACGCATTTCAAAGTATCAAGGACCTTAAAGAAGAAGGTTTAGAATTCAGCGCGGTTCTCCCAGACTGGGACGACGAGTGGTGTTCACGAGAATGGATGGAGAAGAATGTAGGTCCTAAATGGGCTTGGCTTCAGGACGCAGAAGACACTTGGGCTTGGATTCAATCTGCATGGGTACCGCCCGCGGTGTTCCTAGAAAAGTTAGCAAATAAAATGTCTGAAGTAGATGCTGATGTAAAAATGTCCGCAAAATACATCGACGAGTTTTATAACTTCGTGGGTGTTTGGACATTCTCAGATGGAGAATCAGAATACGAGGAAGAGTCAGGTGACTGGCTTATGCGTAAACGTGCTGAGTATCTTGGCACACCCTTGGACTCATACGAGGTTTGGGAAGATGCTGGTTGGGACGAGTGGCTGGATGACACACTAGAATCATGGAGCCAGGATATGATATCAGAGGATGAAGATGAAACTTAATTATAGCGAGGAGTTCAAGAAGGATAAGGTTATAGGATTTACCTGTAGCACGTTCGATCTATTGCATGCTGGGCATATTACTATGCTGGAAGAAGCCAAACGCCATTGCGATTTCCTAATCGTTGGCTTACAGAATGATCCTACTTTAGATCGACCTGAAAAGAACAAACCTGTACAAACAATCGTTGAGAGACAAATACAACTGGCGGCAGTAAAATATGTAGACGAGATAGTCATATATAACACAGAAGCCGATTTGGTTGACTTGCTCTTGACATTGCCTATTAAAGTGCGTATAATAGGTGAAGAGTATGAGAATGTAGACTACACAGGCAAAGGGTTAACTCCTGATATTGTATATAATGGTAGACGACATTCTTTTAGTAGCACATCATTGAGAAAACGAGTAACAGAGGCTTAAATTATGACAAAAGAAAAAGTAGAACGCAAAATTGCAAATTGTATTCAAGCGGCAAACCGAGCAAACGATCCGAGCTTTAAGAAGTTTTGGGTTGCAACAGCTAAGGCTTTGGCAACTAAATATAACGCAGATTTGAAAGAAATTAAAAAGAACCCGGAGTTTTATAATGCTAAAATTAGTAGCTTGCACTAAGCTGTGGAATAACATTGGCAATGCTGAAGTCCCTATGTGGCGAGCAGTAGGTGGCAATGAATATGTAATCCATCGATTTGAAGAAGAACCCACATTCAAGGATATTGGTGAAGCCGTAAATAAATTTATGCACGTCCTAGAAGGAAGGATCAATCAAGGAGTCGTTGAAACTTATACAGGATTCGAATTGTATGATCTAAACTCTTTGACACATAGCGAGAACTTCCAATTAGAAAATGGGGGAACAATTGATTTCCCTGCTGAGGACGTACAACAATATGATTTCACGGAAGAAGTGGTTTGAGGAAAACGGGATAGTAGAAAATAAGGATAAGATGCCGCCTCGGTTGACTATCGCTTATACCTACTACAACGAACCCGAACTTTTAAAAGAGCAAATCAAACTCTGGGAGGACTATCCTCCTGGGGTTGAAATCATGGTTATAGATGATGGCTCTGAAGAATACCCTGCATATGATATACTGAAAGATGTTTACTTTACATATGGAGTGAACTTTCAACTTTGGAGGGTTACCCGTGATTTAGGATTCAATAGTCACGGTTGTAGAAACCTAGCAGCAAAATACGCACCCACAGATCAAATATGTTTCTTGGACATGGACATGAGACTCAATCCAGGAGACGTGGGACATCTCAGAAGGCTAGCTATGAACCCTAAGACGATCTATCGGTTCAATATGTATGCTGTTTTCAAGAAACAATGGTACCCTTACCCTGGGCATATCAACTGTTTTATCGTCAATAAGGACACGTTCTGGGAAGCCGGAGGGTATGATGAGAGCTACACAGGGCACCACTACGGGGATCGTCCCTTGCACAAAGAGTTAGATAAACTAACAAAACAAGCCAACACAGGCCTCACTCTAAACAACTACAGAACCGGTAGAAAGATCGTTACAGACTACGGATTAGCCGACGATACGATCATGCCTGTGTACGATAATGTCGAGATGAAGATCAAATATCCAGGAGAAATACCGGATTTTGACGCCATGGCTAACACATTGAAAAGTAAGTTAAATTTTCCTTTCGTTCGGCTCATGTAGACAGTTTTTTCTTTATAAATACATAAAATAATTCAAAAAAGTGCGTTTTTTGCTTGACTTTTGGCAAAAAAGGTTGTATAATATAACTATAAAATGAAGAAACGAACTGTAAGAGTATAGAATAAATGTTAAAATTTAAGAAACACTTGATACTTGAAGCCACTGAAGAAGACAAACTCAAGCATCTAGAGCACGTAGAAGACCATGTTATCCACGGTGGTTCTAAAGGCTTTGCTCATGCGTTTCAGAACTTAAATGACGTTCACACAAAGCTCCGAGGTGGTGCTAGCGATACTAAGATTACCGTCAAATATGACGGCTCTCCTGCAGTCGTGTTTGGTACACACCCAGAGACAGGCAAGTTCTTCGTTGGCTCTAAGTCGGTGTTCAACAAGAAGCCAAAGATCAACTACACACCCGAAGACATAGATAAGAATCATGGACACGCTCCTGGCTTAGCTGTTAAACTAAAAGCAGCCCTAGCTCACTTGCCCAAGGTTCACTCAGGCAAAGGTGTTTACCAAGCAGACATTATGCACACTAAAGGTGACGTCAAGAATGACGGTAGCCGAGTTCATTACACTCCAAACACAATTACCTACCACCACGAAGCAGATTCAGATCACGCTAAGAAAGCAGCCGCGGCACACATAGGTATCGCAGTCCATACAAAATACGAAGGTAAGAAGTTTGCCGATCTAGCAGCACAACATGGTGCAGACATTGAACTAGGCGAGCATCCTGATGTACACCAAATAGGTGTCCAACACGACTTAAGCAAAGTAGCTTACACACAAGAAGCCCAATCAGAATATCAGAAGCACATGAAGGCTGCTACAGAGCATTACAGAAAGACTCCTGAGGCAGCACACACAGCAGTTGCCAAGCATCATGTTGTTCCTTTGAAAACTTACATTAACCAAACAGTTCGAGATGGCTCTACTCCTAATCACAAAGATTACGTAGCTCATGCTCAATTAGCACATGACAAAAAGATTGCCGGTGTTAAAACTGATGTTGCTAAGGCTAAGCATCAGGCAACAAAAGATGCTCACATGAAGCATGCTTCAGATAACAAAGATCATATCGAATCTGTTTTAAAGATGCATCATCACTTACAACAGGCAAAAAATATACTAACAGACTCTTTGGCTTCCCACTCAGAAGTGGGGCACGAAATTGGTGGTGCTCCTGCGAAGCCAGAAGGTTATGTTGTTCATAAAAACGGACGCCCAAGTAAATTTGTAGCTCGACACGAATTCAGCGCTGCTAACTTTGCTCGTGGCGACGAACTTAAAAAGGGTTCCTAATGTTAAAAGGAAAAGATAAACATATAGTGTTCGCATTTGGAAGGCTTAATCCTCCGACTGCAGGACATAGTAAACTAATCGACAAGGTACATTCTGAAGCTAAGAAACTAGGTGCAGATCATAGGGTAATTGTTAGCCACTCATTCGATGCTAAAAAGAATCCCCTACAAGCCCATCAGAAAATTTCCTATCTTAAGTCTATACACAAGGGTGCAAAGTTTGAGGCATCAAGTCCTCAACACCCACACTTCTTAGCTCATCTTAAAAAGATGCATCAAGAAGGACACACCCATGTAACAATGGTGGCAGGTTCAGATCGAGTAAACGAGTTTCAAAGACTAGTCGATAAGTACAATGGACCTAACGGCGATTATCATTTTAAGCATATTAAGGTAGTATCAGCAGGACAAAGAGATCCTGATGCTGAAGGGGTGTCAGGAATTAGTGGGACAAAGATGAGAGCCCACGCATCTAATAATGATTACAAATCATTTAAATCTGGGTTACATATGAGAGCAAGCGATACTCATGCTAAAAAGTTATTTCAAGCAACACGAGCAGGCATGGGTTTAAAAGAAGAAGACACATTTAAATCCTTTGGGCTGTATTTAAAGGAGAACATTAATGTGGACACTATTAGCTAGAGCCTGTCTAACAGGTATTTTTGGATCAGCATTTGGTAAGTGGTTTTTAACTACACGAATGGGGATTTGGTTTCAGTTCCATCTGGATAACATGATGGAATTTCTCGCACATAGATATAATATAAATATAGCAAAGAAGCAAGCTAAATGGGAAGAAGATTATCCTCGTTTAGCAGAAAAAATTAAAGAGCTTGAGGGTTGGAGTCATCCTCCCGTAGCACCAGGGGGTGCCACAGAGTTACAAGATCAAATTAACGATCTCATCGAGCGAATAAACAAAATCGAAGGGAAGAAAAAATGAAATCATTTACCGAGTTTAGAGAAGAAAAACAAAGACTCGATCCTAAATGTTGGGACGGTTATAAGAAGAAGGGCACCAAGATGAAAGGTGATACCCGTGTGAATGACTGTGTCAAAGAAGAAGAACTTGACGAAAAAGTAAAAGACATGGACATGGGTGAAGTTATCAAAGACTTTCAAAAGTCTGACGCACCCCAATTCAAAGGCAAGTCTAAAGAAAAGAAAAGAGAAATGGCGATTGCGGCTAAACTGTCCGCAGACGAGGCAAATGATATGGAAAACGAAGAGATAATTTCTGAGAACCCTATAATTGCCGGGGCTGCCAGAGCCATTGGTTCACGGTACGCGGCAAAAAAAGGCGCGGGTAAGGTTGGACAAGCCGTTGCTGGTCAGGCTGCAAGTAAAGCCGCTTCTTCCTTGACGAGCAAAAAAGTTAACGAAGGCATTGATAAAACTATTGCCCGCCACGAGTCAGGTATTCGTCAGGCAAATGCGGCGATGAAAACTGCTTCATCCAATCAACAAATGGTGAAGCATATGAATGCCTTAACTCATCATAAAAAGGCTCTGAAGACTGCCATGATGAGACAGTCAATGCAAGAAGAAGGTATTAAATCTGGGCACAAGAGACCCACAGAAGATGGTGCAGGACTAACACAAAAAGGTGTCGATGCTCACAGACGAGAAAACCCAGGCAGTAAACTACAAACAGCAGTAACTACTCCACCTAGTAAATTAAAGGCTGGAAGCAAGGCAGCGAAAAGACGTAAATCATTCTGCGCTAGATCCGGAAGTTGGACAGGCGAAAGAGGTAAAGCTGCTCGTAAAAGATGGAATTGCTAGTATGTGGAGACTATTGCCATTTATACTAATCGCTGGAATGTTTGGTGGTGCTTATATGTACTACAAAGATACCCAGAACAGATTACAAGTCGCCGCAGAAAATCTAGCTAAAGCAGAAACAGCAGCCAGATCAAATCAAATCGCATTAGATGAATTGGTTGCTGCTAACATACAAAACGAACTTAGAATACAAGAACTGAATGTAGAGTTAAGTTCTGCGAATGAATATAAAAACGAATTGATTGGAAAATTGAGACGTCATAATTTAACCGCCCTGACAATGCAAAAGCCAGGGCTTATTGAAACGAGAGTGAATAATGCAAGTAAAGCTATATTGGAAGAGCTTGAAGCTACCACTTCTAATAGGTAGTATTGTAGCTTTAAGCGGGTGCTCTATATTACAGGGCCCAGAAAGAATCGTTACACAGATTCAGACTGTTGAAAGAATGGTGCCAATACAGCCTCGCCCTGAAGGACTAGAGCTTTTTGAAACACAATTTTATGCAGTAACTTCTGAAAACTATGAAGAGTTCGCAGAACGATTTGAGAAAGAAAACGGAGATCTTGTTTACTTCGCAATAAGTGTTCCTGGATATGAGAACTTATCTCTGTCCTTAGCAGATATCAAAAGATATATAGAACAACAAAAGGCGATTATTGTTTACTATGAAGAGCAACTAAAGCCTAAAGAAGAGACTGAAGAAGAATGATAACAGAAGGTGTCAATGATCCTGGAATTTTCAAAGCAATTTTCCTAGCAGGAGGCCCTGGTTCTGGCAAGTCATTTGTTGTCGGTAGAACCTCATTAACGACACTAGGTTTTAAAGTAGTAAACTCTGATCTTATTTTTGAGAAAGAGTTGGCTAAGGCAGGATTAGAAGCCACACAAAAGAACATTATGTCCACCAAAGGGCAAGGTATTAGAGACAATTCTAAAAGACTAACCAGTAATAGAATGCGTGGTTGGATTAATGGAAGGCTCGGACTAGTAATTGACGGTACAGGAAAAGATTACACCAAGATACAAAAACAAAAACAACAACTAGAATCCTTAGGTTACGAGACAGCTTTAATACTAGTTAACACCGACGAAGAAACAGCAGCAAATAGAAACATTCAAAGAGGTGAACGCGGCGGAAGAGCATTACCCACAAAAACTGTAAAAACAATGTGGTCCCAAGTACAAAATAACATTGGTAAGTTTCAACACGCATTTGGAAACAACTTTATTGTCGTAGATAACAGTGAAAGTTCTGATATAAATAAAGGAACACTTAGCGCATATCGTAAAATGTGGCAATGGGCAAGAAAGGCCCCACAGGATAGACGAGCAGTTGCGTGGATTAATAAGGAACGTAAAAAGAACATGAGAGAAGACGCAGAATACGATGCTAAGCCAGGCGGGCACGAGTGGGGTACTGATAAAGGTACTGAATACTTTAAGAAGTTGACGCCGGGTGAAGAGCCTAAAAAGTTTAAAGAGTTCGTAAAAGAGTCTGGTCCTGCCCACGAAACAAAAGCGCAGTATAAAAAGGACAATGCCATACTACAAACAATCCATTGGGACTTAACTAAAGAAGATATTCAAGAACTAGAATCAGAAGCAGAACAATTTGATTGGCAACAGGCTTTGGATTTAGGATTGTATGATGAAGATGAGTTGGAAATTTTAGACAATACAGAATACCCTGATGAAGAAGAACACGGTGACGAATTAAAAATCCACGAAGTATTATCAGTCACAGGCAGAATGAAAAGACGTTTCGCTGCTAGACGTAACAGACAAAAATTAAAAGTCGCTAGAGGTATTGCACTCAGACGAGGTTCCTCTCCTGATAGACTAAAACGTAGAGCGACCCGTGGTGCTCGTGGAATGGTATACAAAAGATTGTTGAGGGGTCGTGATAGATCCAAGCTACCACCTGCAGAGCGTTCACGTTTGGAAACAATGGTACAAAGATTCCAGCCACTAGTATCTAGGTTAGCAGTTAAGATGTTGCCTAATATGAGAAAAATGGAAATCAATAGAATGAAATCTAGAGGAGGCAAGAAGGCAGCAACTAGTAAAAAGTATAAGCCAGCTAAGCCTATCGCAAAGAAAGCAAAGACAAAAAAGACTAAGGCACCTAAGCCTAAAAAACGATAACTATATAATGGAGATATATTATGCCGATGAAATTTAAACAATCACAAACAACTCGCGACAAAGCAACGGGCAAAACTAAGAACGTTCATTATTATATGCGTTCTACTTCCACCGAAGAACTTTTAAAGTATTTAGAAGGAAGTAATGCACAGCCCAAAATCAAACAAAAAGTTAGAAACGAATTAGTACGTAGAAAAGTACTCTAATTATGCACGCCATGATCTTCGGTGGGGTTGTAGACTATTACTACGACTCTGTAAAAAGAGCACCTGGCGCTCATAGGATAGCGTCCCACCTTCGTAAGGAAGGTATGGATGTTGAGGTAGTAGACTTTGTACAAAGTTGGACTACTGAAGAGCTGAAAGATTACTTTAAACTTCGAGTTCGTAAAGATACCGTCTTTATAGGTGTTAGTGCTACATTTACAGTTGACTTTGATTCACTTAAAGAATTTTTAGAGTGGACTAAAATTGAATACCCGCACATTCCTATTGTAGCTGGGACACAATCCTATTACAACGCATCCTATGTTCCTATTGATTGGCTTATTGTTGGCTACGGTGAGCTTGCAATATCAGCACTTGTAAGACATCTCACAAACATAGGAACAGACTTAAAGTATGAGACACACGGTAGCTACAACTATATAGATGCTACTCATAACTATGATGCTACGAGAATAAAAGACTTTACAATCTCATATGAAGAACGTGACTTCATACAACCACAAGAAATTTTAACAGTAGAACTAGGCAGAGGTTGCATATTTAATTGCCACTTCTGTACTCTCGTGCACAGAAACATTAAAGGCGACCACAGCCGAGACGAGGATAATTTATATGACGAATTTTTACGAAATTATGAGCAATGGGGTACGACTAGCTACACATTATCAGATGAAACTGTTAATGACTATTCCGAGAAGTTACATAGATATGCTCGTGTTGTACGAAAGTTACCTTTTCGTCCCAATCTTGGTGGCTATATCCGCGGTGACTTATTAGTAAGTAGGCAAGACGATTGGGATATGTTGTGGGATTTGGGATTAGACTCTCATTTCTATGGCATAGAATCATTTAATAATAAATCGGGTAGGGCAGTCGGTAAAGGCATGGAGACTGTAAGACTGCAAGATGGGTTGTTGGAGTTTAAAGAACACTTCAACAAAAAAGGACATTACCGTGGGCATATTAATTTAATCGCAGGACTACCTCACGAAACATTAGACACACTTAGAGATACAAAGAAGTGGCTTGATGAATACTGGTTGCCCGACGACTCAGCACACATAAATCCTTTATGGATTCCTACAGGGGCAGCTAGAAAATATGATGAAGTTAACCGATATGCTGAAGACCCTGCAAAGTTTGGATACCATACAACTACAATTAGAGCTAGCAATCCTAATGACGAACCTTGGGTTGATGGTGTATTTCCAAGGTTTAGAGGATTGTATGAGGGATTAAAAGCGAGAGACGGACTTAACCAACTACCAGAGCCTAAAGGTGGTGGCATGGCTGGCATGACTTTTATGAACTGGGAAAATGATGAAACAAACATATACGAAATGCTAAAGTTTATCGAACTAGAGTTTTACAAGGGTCCTACAAACGATCAGCCACCTACTGTATTCTCATTCCATAACTGGTTGATTGATCCTAAGTACACATGGCGCGATATGAAAAAACCACAAAGACTGCTTGAATTACCTAAGGATTTAGCAGCAAAATTCATCTCAGACTATAAAACCAAAAAGTTTAGTGTCTAACATAAATTTCTTATAAATACATTTACAAGATTACATATAAAGGGTAAATTGATGGATCAGAGTAAACGATTGGATATGCTAGTTCGACAAGGTATGATGCCTGCACAGAACTTGCCTATTCTTAAACGAGCAATTGCACGTGTTCAAATGGGAGCAAACTTGTTGCCAAATGAAAGAGCAGTCATTAAAACGTTTATGGATGAAATGATGTACATTGTATTTGGCGATGATACAGTATTCCAACGTGCCAAGCAACATACTCAGAAAAATCGATACCATACAGAGGAGCAAATCGTGGAACAACTAGATGAGAAATTAGTTGACGGTGTAGAGATCGTCGACGGTGAAGAAGACAGGCAAAAGGCTGAGAAGGATGGCGCCAAATTGGGGCGAAAGGGTAAAATAGAAAAACTTAAAACCTTTTCTAAAGCGTTGCGTAAAGAAAAAGAAAGAGCCGGCGTATCGGAAGAAGTAGCTAAAATGAATGAAGACTACAAAGCCAAGTTCGAAGAAGCCCTTAAAGAATTCGGTGTTTCTTCTATCAGAGATTTGCCCGAAGATAAAAAGAAAAAATTCTTTAACACGGTTGACGGAATGCAAACATCTGATACTGAAGAAAAAGGCAAGGACGAAGGTAAAGAAATGAAGAAAGACGAATGTCCTAAATGTAAAGGCGAAGGTTGTGAGCATTGTGATAATAAAGGAACTCACGAGGAAGCATACACACCTAAAGAAGTTAGAATGGGTAAAGGTATTGCCAACGACAAACGATACAAAGGTGGTAACTACTCAGGTGCCTTTAAAACTATTAATAAAGTTAAGAAAGGCCTAGCGTCACACAAACCTGTTGCAGACGCTCTTAGGAAAGCTAATGAAGAAACAGAAGTTGAAGAAGGCGCAATGAAGCGTTTAGCAACTCAACAACAAACTGGCGAAAAAGGATCAGGCCTTGATACATTCAAGAGTAAGCCTAAAGACACTAGCCAAGGTAAGAAAAACTTACAAGATGAAATGAGTCCTGAAGCTAAAGCAAACAGACTTCAAATGATTAAGAATGCAGCTCGTAAGCAGGCAGTAAAAAATGACGCAGCCGCAGTAGCAGCCGCGAAAAGAGATTACGCCAAATCCAGCAAGCGTGGATTGGCACCCGTTAAAATGGACGAGTCCTTCGATGTGTACTCAATGACAGACGAGCAAATTGCTCTACTCACTAAGACGGAAGCTTACAAACTTATAGATCATATAAATAATATTTTAACAGGAGAATAAAAAATGTCCGCATGGTCAAAATCAGTTAAGCCAGTAATCACTGGTGTACCCGCAAATGAAATCTTTATGGTAGATGAGGCAGAATGTGCCGCAACTCCAGGGATTGCACAACCAGGTTGGGTACGTAGAACTACAGTTGGTTCTAGAGTAAAATACGAGACACTCGTAGCTATGGCAGCTGCCTTTACTGACGCTGAATATGAAGCAGCCGGTGGCGCCGATGATGACGCCGAATTCCCAGACGCCTAATAAGGAGTCCTGGTAATGGCAGATTCAAAAGTATCAGAGCTACAGTCGGCTGGTTCCCTAACAGGGACAGATCAGTTTTACTTAGTTCAAGGCTCAGCCAGTAAGAAGTTATCCTACTCCAATTTATTTCTTGGGGTAAATACTCCTGCGTCATTTAACGACAAAGTAGCTATAGCCGATCACGGTACGATAACAGCCCGTGGTGAAATTAACACCACAAACAATGTCACATTCATTAGCAATGTAGACTCAGCTGGTTCTATATCTATAGCAACTGGCATAGAAGGTCAAATACAAATAATCATTATGAGTTCCAATACAGGTGGTCATACAGTTAATTTAACTGGTGCCAATGTACAAGGTACAGTTTCCTTTGCGTCAGCAGGTGACTCTGCGACACTAATATATAGTAGCACAAACAGTAAGTGGTATTTCATTGGAGGCACCGCTACTGTATCATAGGAAACTAAAATATAATGATTACTTTGAATGAGGATAACTTTTTAATATATGCAATAAAGCACTATCACAACCCAGGTTGTATGGGGCTCACAGAATTAGAAGACGATTTAAAGCGTTTTAAATATATTAAAAGGTTGTTGAACAGGTACAAAAAAACAGGTGAAATAAGCGAGCGGTTAATTATAAACCACATTGTAGTTTTATACAATGTTTTTGGAAACGCCGCAACCGACTTACTATTTTATAAATTAGAGGAAAAATATTGGTCGGACCTAAAAACCTACCTAGTATTTTTAAACAGGATGCCATTAGAAACAGTAGTCTCTAAAGGTGTAAAAGAAACGAATATCCCGTTAAACCGGGAACTGATAGATGTTTTGAGGAAAATATAATGTCTAGGTTTGTCGATACATTAGTTGCATACAGGATCTTAAGGATGCTGTCAACACCCATCGAAAACTCTGACGCATACAGGTTGGGTATCATTGATAAAGATGGTAAAAAACTTAGATCTCCACAAGGCACTTCAGAGCTAGACGCTTATTCTTTTCTCAATAGGTTTGTATTTAAGATACAAAGGGCGCTTACAAAGTCGCCTGATAGACAGGCAAAAAGACTTTTATCTTTTGCCGCAGCTATGGCAATACTTAGAGAGTACAACGAACAAGAAGACGATGTTGATACACTCTTAGAACTTTTTATGAATGACGAAGAAATAATACAGGAAGCAAAAAATTTAGAAAAAAACAATTTAGTATCTTTCCGATCTTTTATGTACAGCGAAGATGTAGCAGCAAATGCCGTCGGTGGTGGTAACGTACATGGAATTGGGGTAGGCCCTAAAGGGGAACCAGGAAGGGATCCCGTAATGATGCCCATGGTACGTAGACGGAAAAAGAAAAATGGCAGAAAATAAATCCTTAGAAACCGAAGTCGCTCTGTTAAAGAACGACGTGAATCAGATAGGTTCTCTTTTTGTTAAACTGGAAACAGCACTAGAAAAAATTGGTGACGTTTCACAAAATATTGGACAGATGTTAGCAGTCCATGAGTCCAGGCTCAATTATGCCGACGAAAAACAAGAAGAGGTCTTAACAACATTGGACACACGTAAGAAAGAAACAGACAATGATATTAAAGAACTTCATTCTAGGATGACAACCACCACCCGGGAGCTTAAGCAAGAGATGTCTAAAGATATCGATAAAGTATTAGATAGTATAAAAGATTTAAAAGCTCACGTGGTTACCAAAACCGAGCGATTAGAGACCCGTATTTCCGCGCTTGAGCGCTGGAGATATATCCTATTAGGAGCCATTACATTGGCAGCATTTGTAGTACCTGCAATCCTATCTTTCCTAAAAATCT